CTTGTTGAATTGCTTTCATGCGAAGCATCTCAAGTTGAGCAGGCATAATCCCAGCAGTTTTAGCAACGCCTGCATCAAACGGCTGCATTGCTGGACGGGCAGGGCGATTAACGCTTACTTGCGTCTGAGGAGGCAAGGTATCTCCTACTGCTGCTCTCATCCCCGTAGGGTCAGGAGGGTTGACCATAGACTGAGAAAGGTATCCCCCCTCACCAGGAGGTCTGGCCCTTGAGGACGGTAGAATCTGACCCATAATCTCATTTTGAGCCGCAGTCTGAGCTTCTTGAAGCTCATTAACTCGCCGCCCTTCTTGTCCCGCCAAGGCTCCGTAGGTCAGGTTTCGCAGCGCACTCGCAACCGGAGAGCCGCCATACGGGTTTCTTGGCAGTTGAATTGGGGCAAGCGACCGCTTTCTGTAGTCGTTACGCGCAGCTTGGGCGTAAGCAATCCGAGGGTCTGTGATGAATGTTGCCATTACTAAATCCTCTTATCTGTCTCTGCCCAGGTATGCCGACCCAAGGGCCACAGGGATGCCTAGAGCCGTTGCTTGCCTCTGTTGGGCGCCTTGGTAGCGAGCAAGGTTATCTGCTTGCTGCATGGCTGCGTATTGGCCCAGGTCTACTGGCGGTGGCGCGTTGATTGGAGCAAGCGCGCCTGGACCTTGAGCAGCAGCTTGTGAAAACGGTGTCGTGCCGGTCAACAAAGCCGAAAGCTCTGTCATTGGCTGCTGCCGCTCTCGGAGCCTCTCTGCAATAGCGCGATCCCTCGCTTGCTGCCCTATTCCGTACTGATCGCGGCCTTCTGCAATTTGCTGGCTTCTCTGCGCTTGGGAAACGTCGTATTGCGTACCCAGTTCCTGCAACTGCTGTCCGCGACCCGTCAGGATATTGCCCATCATGCTTGACTGAAGGTCTTGGCCTTGGAACACGGCCTGGCTTGCCAAATCAGCTAACTGATCGTTCTTTTGTTGTCGGAACGTCTGCATTTCTTGGTTGTAGGCATCCGACCCTTCTGGGATGCCCGTAGTGATTAGCTGAGTTCTGAGATTGGCCTCTTGTCTGTCGAACTGCGGGTTTAGCCTGTTCGTCGCACGATTGTAGAAATCATCAGCAGCGCCAGTGGCGTAAGACTCTAAATCTGAGTAGCCGGGGAGTTGGTACGATGCTCCAGCAGTAGAGTACTGCGGTTGCGCTCCATAATCTCCATACGAGAAAGCACCCGGCTCAGATGGGAGTCCCTGCGTATTAAACGGGTTTTGGTTTATCTGGCCAACTCGCTGCTGCGCCAACCCCTGCAACCCGCTTTGTATTCGCTGCTCTCCAGCACGCTGGGCTTCGTATTCGGGGGCGAGAGTGTAGGTGCCTAGGTATTCGTCAGGCCCAGTTTCGCGGAACGTCGTCGTGCTGTACGGCGTCACCATATCAGGACGGCTCAAAGCCGTTTGGAGCCTAAGAGCGTCCTCGTCAAGAGCAGCTTGGTTTTGCGCCAACTGCCCGTAATTTATTGGCGGCGGTGCCTTTGGGCTGCTAAACATATCTCTCATGAAGCCCATGATTTAGATCCTTTCTCAGCAGAACTGCTGTCTTTTTGTAATCGGTCAATGCTTTTTCCCAGCCAGGACGGCCAATAATCTCAATGAACTTAAACTTATTGTCCTTTGCGAAACTACAGATCTTTTCTTCGATCTCTTTCAGTTCTTCAAGGTCGCCTCCGGCCAATCCAATTCTTAAAGATTCGCCGTAAGCACAAGTCACCGCAGCCGATTTTTCTCCCTGGAACAGCGTAAAACTTCCGTTATCAAGGCCAAGCTCGACATCCTGCCGGTCAACCGATTCAAAGTTTTCCGTTGAGGGCAGAAGAAGATCCCAGACGTAATCACTTATCATAGCCCGACCCCTACTTCGTAGCGGACGTCTGTAGCAAGCCAGCGAACAGACTGTTGGGTCGTGCTGGTTCTAACGCGGACGGCTGCGTTCCAGCCAATGTCGGCTACGCTAAACCATGCCTGATGAGTTGTGATTGGGCTTCCCCACGATGCTGAGTCCCAGGTTGCTGTGTCCCACGCAGAAGCGATAGATCCTGTCGTGCTTGGTGTAAACGTCGTAGTTCCATCTCTGAAGTCGGTATCAAACCCAATACTGACCTCAAGCTCAGCATCACTTGCCATAACAGGCCGGATTGCTGTGTAGCGCTTTGGTCCCGATCTACCGCCGAAGTAGATAAACGCTGTCTTGGCGACGGCTTCTATTGCCCCACCCGAATCGTCTGTCCCGCTGTCTGCTTTGTAGACCTTGGTGCTCCCCCCGAAGTAGAGGTCGCTATTGAATACAGCCCAGACATATGCGTCCTGATTGGTGAAACGGGACCATGACCCAGTCTCTAGATTGATAATGTATTGAATGAAGTCCCCACCAGTAGACGATGGAACATTAATAGCGGCGTACCCGCCTTTTGGATACACCACGCCTTGCCAGCCAAAGGTTCCCTTAAACTCAACGACTGAATCGTTGTAGCTGTTGCTGATCTTGTCGCTAAGAGCGACGTTTGGCGCAGCCTCGCCCGTTCCAAGAACTTGGGTCATCGGAAGCAGGCCGTTCTCTGTAACCAAATAGCAGTCAGAGCCGACTTTCATCATACATCTACGCCCGATTGGCCGACCAACCGTGTAAACGCCGACTAACCCCCACTTTGTAGCGTCGGATGGGTCGGTCCCGCTGTACATCGCGATCTCGCCCTGATCCGTATAGAACAAGATGTTGTCATCAGGACCAGACCCACCGTCACGGGTCCAGGTGCTGATCGCCATTAGCTTGCCGCCCTTGCTAAAAACGCTGCCCAGATTTACTGAAGCAACTGTTCCGGCGATGCTGTTTATTGGCAAATACCCATACGTCAGGCTGTCGGTCAAAACAAAGAACAGCCGTTCCTTGTAGACTTCAACGTTGATTATGTTTGCGGCGGTGACGCTGCCCAATGTCGGCGTGGCCCATGCAGAGCCGTTCCAGTGACGAGGCGCGTCCTCACCGTTGCAGATCCAAAGAAATGACCCACCAGAAGTGGTCATGTTGACCGACTGAAATTTAGCGTTAGACAGACTGGTAATAACAGCAGAGCCGACCGATCCGGCACTAGTCACGTTGTAGACAGCGCTCCCGCTTGCGGCGAACATCGTGCTGGCTGTTCCGCTATTGTAGACCATCAAGCTCTGTACCGTAGACGGCAGACTCGTTACATGGTCGTCGTATCCGTTGCGAACTTGAACGTGAGAGCGCGCTGGGAAGAAATTGTCCAGCCTGATTGCATCAGTCTCCGGCAACAAGTCCACCGAATCACGGGTGTTTAGACCGCCTATCGGGGCTGGGAAAGCAGTGCTTTGCCCGGTCATGGGTGCAGGAGATCTTGCCATTACCCTATCCGATTTTTCCCATACGCCAAGTTATCCGCAAGCCTTTTTCTAACGTACTCTGAGGGAGTGTAATACTGCGTAACCGCAGGCGGCGTTGGGTCATTTGCGGGGTCTGTTGGGTCTGCTGGGTCTGTTGGTTGAGTAAGCGCCATAAGCTCTTCATCGCTTAGGCTTGGGAGTCCTATATCGTCCATGTTGAAGTCATCGTTATAAGAACGCCCTGAACCCAAAGCATCTACAAAAGAAATGCTACCTTCTCTATCTGGTGCGGCTAAAGACATGCCAGCAAGGACAGGGCCAAGGCCGGTTGCAAAGCCAAACGCTCCTTTTGCAAGATCGCTGCCTACTCCTGAAAGACCCGTTCCTACGGCGCCTGACAAAGTTTGGTAAACATCTCTGTCACCAGGAATGAACCCCCCCATAATCGTATTATTGGCTTTGTCTGCTGCGATTTGTGCGTTGATAGCCTCCTGCGTTGGCGACGTATACATAAGGCCAAACGGAGTAGAGGTTGCTCCTTGTGGAAGCCCCGAAACTCGGCTTGCGCCTACAGGAACGCCGCTTTGAGTTGGGCCTCCTCTAAATGAGGCCGGAATTCCAAAGGGGACGGGGACGCCTGCCATACTTTCTTCAACTCCAGCAAGAATGTCTGCCAGTGCCATATCCTCTGCTGCTGCTTCAGCGCGAGCATTCGCTACCGCAGCGTTCATCTGGTCAATGTAGCCTTGGTCTGGTGCGCTTACTGAAGGCGCGTCTACAGAATAAGATGGGATGCTAACGCCACCATCACCATAACCAAAGCTAACGCCGCCGCCACCATTGCCAGAGACAGCACTAATGCCGCTAAAGTACGCAGGCATCCCGTTATACATATTCTGCCCACCGTCAGGAGCAACGCCGCCACCCATAGAGCGCAGAACCTCACTCTCGTCAGGCCGGATATAAGCAGCGAAATGCCCTTCTGGCGCTCCTCGATTTAGCGCCTTTGAAAGCAGTTCGCCGTAGAGATCCCGGGCCATTGGCTACGCTACGCCAGAGCTTTTTGGTTTATTTCCGTTTGGACCATTTATGGTGCATACGCCTGCTTTGGAAGATGCCGTTTTAGGAGCGCCTCCCTTAGCAGCAGCCTTGGCTGCGGCCATCCCTTTTGGAGTGTAGGCGTACTCTTTTCCATCAACCATCGGCATAGCGTGTCTCCTTGTTCAGCTTCCAAAGCCCGAATCGGGCACGTTAAGCGCAAGAATAGCTCGGCTTTGTCCACTCATACGCAAAATTGGTCTTGCTCCTTCGCTTTGCGTGTATTCCTGCAATCGCGACTGATACTCAAGGAACTGTTGGTCGTATGACAACCCTTTAATCTTTAGGAACCGCCAAATAACGCCAAGAGTGATTAACTCTTCGGGAAGTACGCTGGTCTGAGTGTCCGCAGTAAACTTGTCTGCGTCAGCAACCGTGCCGCCAGATTCGTCTACCCAGTTTTTTGTAATGTACTCAAACTTGAGTGACTCGCCTGCTGGCGGGGCTGGGTTTAGAAGCAGCAACCCGCCGCGAATGCGGAAATAGTTGGTAATGCCGCCGCTAACAACAGCTAGAAGCCGCTGCCACTCAGAGCCGGTCAAAGGGCCGTAATAAGTGCGATTTGTTGTGCGGTTCCACATTGTGTCGTTGCTAAACCGCCCAAAGTCAGCGGCAATCGAAACCATCGTCCCCTGGCTTTCTGCGGCTAGAGTGGTATGGCTTTCTTCTTTTGTAAGAAGTTGCCAGGTATACCGCTGCACTAAGGCGCGGCCTTCTTGATTTGCCGCAGCTTTTAGCTGAATAACCGAGGTGTCTGTTGACGCTGAGACAGCATCAGGCGCAGTTATCCCGATGATGTTTGCGGCGTCTTGGCAAATCGTTAGTAGGGTCATCCAACAACCTGTTTCGGTTGAATGCCAGCTTGAGCCGCTAGGTAGTCACGGGCTTGCTTACGCAAATCTACCGTTCCGGCACCCAGGCTGCTAACACTTGCATCAGAAAGTTCTGATAATTGCTCGACCGTACTAACGTCCTGGTTGATTAGGACTTTAGCCCGCCTGTTACCGACACCCTTTAGGACGGTAAGCTCAGTCCCCAAAGGCTTAAATTTACCCGACGACGCGCCGCTACCATTTTTTTGGTAAGCCGCAATTTCTTTTGGAAAATTCTCTTTCAGCCATTCAATTTTTTCTGAGACTTTGTAGAGAACCGTGTCGGGGTCGCCCACTCGTCGAATCTCAATCAGATCAGGACTTCCGTCCTCTCCAGAAATAAACTCAACTCTAATATTTCCGCTCATAAGCATCAGTTGCGCGGGGGCTTTTACACCCCCGCACTTCCTTTTTGGTTAGATCACAAACGACTTCGGATACGAGGCGATAGCGGGCGCGCTGCCAGCAGTTCCGCCACGAGCCGTGCTTAGCTTGATGCCGTCAACTCTCGTGTGAGAAGTGGAGGTGTCATCAAGACTTCCGGCTGTTGCTGAAGAATACAAAATCACGTTTGCGGCAGCACTTGCCAAAACGTTAATTGTGCAAATTCCGTTCAACTGAACCCAAGCGTATTCCCCGTTCGTAATCGCTTCGGGGGCTACGGCAATCAATTCACCAGTATCGACTAGGGCCTTGGTAATCGGAACGGCAGAGTATGCTTCCGTCACGGCAACCACGTCATATTGGGCAACTGCGCTGCCCGCTGAAACGTAGAGCCAAGTAGAAGCATCAGTGCCGACCATTCTACTGCCTAGAGGCTGAGATGGGGTTGATTCGGTCCCCCCGTCAAAGTCAATTCCGACAGCACCTTGAGTTGTATAAGCCATTAAACTCTCCTACTAGGCTTGAATGATGCCTTGCCGTGCGCGATTGCTGACCGTCATATTACCGGCCCATGCAACAGGCATGACAAGAGCGTCTTGGTTTACGGATGCCTTTTCGCCAAGAGGCACAAACTCACGACCCTCTGCATAACGCAAGAAGAGGTAATCGGTGTTGAGCATGTACATCTTATTGGCAGGGCACTGATCGTCGTAATAGACCGGAGCGTCCATGAACATCAAGTTCATAAACCCAGCCGACGCCGACTCATCAGATGTGAACCGCTGGTTCGTCTGAAGCGATGACCAGTAGAAACCAAAGTAGTTGGTATCACCGACAATCACATCAGGCCGATCCGCACCACGAATAGTAGCAAGCCACAACGTGTTCATGGCCGACTGGATCGTAGTAGCAGAAGCAGTTACGCCTGCGCCCGAAAAATCATAAACCTGATTCTGCCAGAAATCGTAGGTCGTGCTGTTAATCCCGCCGACCGTGTTACCCACGGTGCCAGGAACAACAAGCTGAAGACCACCAAGCTCTTTAGAGTCGGTTCCGGTGCCGTCTGCATAAAGCGCAGCCGCCATCGTGTTTTTCAGAGATTTCTCAAGGTTCCGAATGCGGCTTTTGAGAAGATTAAAGATCTGCTCTGAGCCAGAGTTTTCGACTTGCTCGAGACCGGAGATCACCACGTTGCCCGCCAACTGCTTGTAGTTGAACTCAGCGGCGGTGAAGACATTGCTCGTTGAAGTGTCGAGTACCTCGTAACCCGAATACCACTTGGTGGTCGAGTTCGTTGCGTACTCTAGCTCTTGAACAATAGTCCGGCCAGTTGCGGGGGACTTGTTCCCCTTGGTGTCAATGTGGCGAAGCAACGCATTGTTGTTGGTTACGTTGTCGGCCATCGTCTTGGAGTAACCAGCAAGTGTGGTGGTTACAATTTCGGTGTAAGTAGCATTAGGAGAAGCCATTTCTCTCTTCCATCAAAATAGCAATGGCAAGGCCCTATGCTCGAGCAGTGTTAATCTTGTCGCGTAAAATTTCATCGAGACCCGTAGATGTGACTACTCCATTAGGTGGAGAAGTAGATCGAGAAGGCCGAGTTTTTTTGGCTTTATCTATAGCCGCTTTTCTCTTTGCTTCCTCTTTCTTGCTTACGGATGACCGTTCTTTTTCCAACGTCTCTTTGTAGAGATTGTCATCTAATCGAAGGGCCATGCTGTATGCTTTAGTCAGATCTTGAGTTTCTCCGGCAGTTACGAGCCGCGACATCCGTTCACGCACCTGTTCAAAATGAGGATGCTTGAGTTCTCCATCTGCGTTTTTATCATTCGCAAATTTTACAACAACATCCTCTAGGCTTTGGTAACGATCTTGATGTTGCGACTGGGCCAACATATTAACTTGCTGTTGCGTTTGGGCTAATTGCTGTTGCAGTTGCTGTGTATGCGAATCTGTAGCGTATTCATCTACATAATCCGCGCCCGAATCGCCTGACGGAAGCTGAACGCCATAGTGCTGGGCGAGTTGCTGAAGGGCTGCTTTGGGGTTTTGCCGTAGCGCATTGTCATAGGTCATAAGACGCGAAACATACTCAGCTTCGCTAATCCCGTGGGCCTGCATCTGCTTCTTATACGGTGCCAAAACTCCATTTAAGCCTTCTAGCTGCTTACGCTGCTCTGATAGCTCAGTCGTCTTGCGAGTAAACGCCGAGTCCCGTTCTTTCTCCCGGTTGAGCATAAAATCCTTCTGCTCATCGGGTAGCTGATCGAACGCTTCTCTTTGTTCAGCAGGCCATGTCTTTGGTGCGGCTAAAGCATCCGGCTCTGGCTCCGCTTCAGAATCTGGATCATCTGATAGAGAAGTGGCTTCGTCTTTGCCTTCTTCATGGCCTTCGGCGGCTTCGTTCGATGGGTCGTCTGATTCGACTTCGACGTTTTCCGCGCTGGTATCACCGGCAATGGCTCGTGGGTTTACAGAAGTGGGTCCAGCATTGCCTTGCGTGAACTCTCCTGAGATGACGCTTTCTAGTACGCCATCAAGTGTAGTCGGCTCTGACGCTGGCCCCGGATCAGGGGTGCTTGTCTCAGTTGTTGACATTTCTAATTGTATCCCAGTTAGAGGGGCGTTCACTTCCGGTCCAATCGTTGCCGGTTTGGCGAACATTATGTTTTTTCTCGTGTTCCCGCAATTCTGACCGGCTAGTTACATAGCTGCCGTCTACAGGACTTTGGAAAGGCTCGATGTCTCTAATAATGTTGTAAGCAACTTTTTGGCTTGCGGTTTTAATGCGAGAAACAGCCTTGCGTTTGTCCCACTTAATCTCGTCGTAGTTGCTTAGATATTTCTTGTTCATCGTTGGCCCTCTGCCATACGCATTTCTGCTTCTAGCAACGCCAAGTCTTCTTTGCTTTGCACACGTTCAGAGGACGCTCGGCTTTTTTCTTCTATTTCTGCGGCTGTCGCCCGCTCACGCGAACTAATGTCTGCCAACTTGCCCTCTTGTTTTAATTGCTCACGCTGCATTTCAGCAGCAATCTTTTCTTGTTCGAGCTGCTGCTCTGGCGAGGTTTGAGGTTGCTGCTGTGAAGCCTGCAACTTCTGCATGACAGAGGCTTCCGTTTCTTCAATGACCTCTTCAAACTGTCGGCCAACTTTCCATGCACCCGATACAAATTTGAGTATCTGGAAAGCAATCGGCGTTAGCTCTGGAGCAGCTTTTGTTGCCTCTATTGCTTGGACTAGATACCCGCCCATTACGTTGGCGAACTCTATTCGGGTTCGTTTTATTTGCTCTTCGTCATCAAAGACGGTGCTATCTGTCTCTACGTCGATTTGATAGCTACGCAACTTATCGTTACGCATGATCTCGACCATCTCTTCGGTGATCTCAATGCCGGTAATACGCTCCAGAATTTCTGGCTCGTAATTCTCTGCAATCAACTCTGCTTTGATGCGGAAAAGATCGCGGATGTATCTAGATATGTCTTCTTGGCGTAGCCGTAACCGCATAGAGCCGTACTGCGCTTTAAGCTGTTGCGCTGTTGCGCTCTCGCTAGCTTTTGTGCCGCCGCCTCGAATGATGTCCGAAATTCCAGTGATCTCATAGATCGCCTGCAACACCTGGTTCCGCTGGTTGTATAGGCCAGCAAGAACCTGAGTGATCGAAGAAATGTCTTCTGTTTGAAAAGCGCCAGCTAATCCGCCTTTTTGAGCCAGATTTGCAAAGTTATCACTTGGAACGAACTCATTGTCTGATGCGTTTGCTAGGTGCGCCAACTCTGGAATGCTTGCGTCATAGACGCCCCGGCGCTTTAGCCCTTCAATTAGGTTTGTAATTCGAGTGGTTACGCGGTCAAGCTCATCTGCTTGGTCTTGGTAAAGCGTAAACTCTGGAACCGGAACAGACGTGTTGTTCGTGTGGACTGCTATTAGCGGCGTCGGACACGGGAAGAAGTTTTCTAGGCTATACGGGTCGTCGTCATCTGCCAGAACATCCTTGTGTCCTGTTGCAACGAACAAACGCCGCCGCTTTACCTTATCCCAGATTTCCCAAACTTCGGCGCGGCTGTAGCTATCGTCTGCATCTCCAGCGTCCGGGCGTTCTGGACTCCAATTAAGGGGAACGTCTTCTGCGTTATCAAAACCACGGCCAACAAGTTCTTCTCGCGTAAGCAAGTGTCGCCGTGCCCGCCATGAAACGTCTTCTGATCTACGGCTTGGGCTTTCTCGGTAATCTTGCCAGTGAACGTATTCAAATCGGCACCGCTGATCGCCAAGACGCTCGACTTCTTCTTCTTCTGTAATGTTTACGCCGTCGCCTTTAATTTGGATCTTTGTTTTTTCTTTAATAATTATCGGCTCATAGACAACCCACACTACCCCGCGTCCAGGCAACAGATAGTCTTCTAGCGCAGCGCGAACAGGCAGCGCCGAATCGTAGGTATCCATTTCGTAAAGAAGCGCACGCTCTAGTGCGATAGCAACTTGTCGTGCCGCAGCGTCACCGCCGCTAAACCGACGACGAACATCAGGCTGGGCCATGCGTGCAAACAGTGCGCCCTTTAGCGTCTCGGTATTAGCCCAAAGAATGTTGAAGCGATGGCTGAGAGGTCCAGAAAGTCCGGTATCCCGCTCGTCACGGTATCGTTCTACAACACGAATGCCGCGATCCCGCCAATCACGCTCGAAATCACTGGCTTGGTCAATCTCACGTTGCCAGTAACGAGCGGTGCCGTAGAGCTTTTCTTGTTCTGCCTGGGTGCTATCTGCCATTTTATATCAACGGCTGCATTGATTGTGGCTGCATCTGTTGCATCGGCTGCTGCATCGGAGCGCCCATCATTGGCTGCTGCATTGGCGGCGGTGGTGGCCCCATCGACATCATCATGGGAGCCGGGCCAGGGAGTAACTCCGCAAGATCAACCTCTTCTTCGGTCTTGCTCTTAATTGGAACGCCGCTGTAGTCGCCGAGAACCTGTTCGGTTTCGACCGTAATTTTAGCAGTAAGATTTCCCAGTATTTCACTGAGCATAGCGGGGTCTTCTTGGTACGAACCAAACTCCCCGTCCATAGGCCCCGGAATCGCTAAACCGCCCTGGGGACCAAACCCTTGCGGCATAGGCTCACCATAATCAACAGCCATCAGATTCTCGGCTCCACATGATTTGCGGATTCAAAATCGTTTATTTCCCACAAGTCGTCAAGACTTGGTTTTTTTAGCATTTCTTCTTGCCAGTCTGGGGGCGGCTCTGTTGGTTTCAAATCTTTATAGGCAATAGCCAAATATCTGAAGGCATCTGCGGCATGTGAGGCCCAGTTATGAAGTGGCGTTTTCCTAAATACGCGCTTTACGTCGTCCCATTCACGTTGGTACGAGCGCAGCGCGTTGATACCCTGCTCGCAGTTTAGTTCGTCAAAATAGCAGTGCTGTAGCAGCAATCGACCAGCGTTAATGCCGTCTGCAATCTTGTGGTTGGGAACAATCCGGGGCCGTCTGCCCATGTTCACTAGTGTTTCTGCGCGGGTGCGGCCTGTTCCTAGCTCGCGGACCTTGGCATCGTGCGGCAACCAGTCATCGCCGTACCAATACCCTTTT